TATTCTTAGATGCTATAAATAAGGATAATAGAGTGGTAATTAAGTATGGGAAAATGATTGCTACTAATCCTTGTGGAGAACAACCTCTATTAGGGAATGAATCATGTAACCTAGGGTCTATCAACCTAGCTAATTTCTTTAAACCTACCGATATGTCTGAGTTCACAGAACCTTCGTTAGATTGGAAAACAAATGTGGATTGGTTTAAATTAGACAAAACTACGCGTTTGGCTACTAGGTTCTTAGATAATGTAATTGATGCTACTTATTATGCGACCCCGGAAATTGAAAAGATGACTAAAACTACTAGAAAAATAGGTTTAGGTATTATGGGGTTTGCAGATTTATTGATTCAGTTACGCATAGGTTATGACACAGAACTAGGTAGATTCGTGGGTAATTATATAATGGGGTTCATTCGAGACATTGCTGACAATGAATCTATGCGTCTAGCAAAATCACGAGGAGTATTTCCAGCATGGAGTAGTAGTGATTATGCAAAATCTAATAGGAAATTGAGGAATGCTTGCAGACTCACAGTTGCTCCAACAGGTACTATCTCTATGTTAGCAAATACGTCTAGTGGGGTGGAACCTACGTTTGCATTAGCATGGAAGAAGATGAATATTTTAGAGGGTGAAACTCTGCACTATATAAATAAATATTTTGAACACGATGCTATAGAGTATAAATTTTATTCTGAAGAGTTAATGGACTACATCTCTAGAGGTGGGTCTATAAAGGATAGAGATGATGTACCTGCTTGGGTAAAAGAAGTATACGTAACCGCAGGAGATATTTCTCCAGAGGCGCATGTACTAATGCAAGCCGCATTCCAGCAATTTTGTGATTCAGGTATATCTAAAACTATTAACTTTTCTAATGATGCAAGTATAGAAGATGTATATACTGCCTATACGCTTGCTTGGGAAGAAGGGTGTAAAGGTATAACTGTATATAGGTCTGGGAGTAGGGAGAAAGAAGTTCTAGTGAAAGTGGACGCTCCTCAAAGTACCGTCGTAGAGAATGCAATACAATTAGATTTTTTGGATATTATAGGAGAACCAGTCTTAGTTGCGGGCGGTGAGTGTTGTGCTACCCCCTATCATGTTGAAGAAGGTGGTTGCGTAACTTGTAAATCGTGTGGGTGGTCTAAATGCCACATTGCGTAAAACTGTAGATTAGTAGTATAATAAGAAGAGATTAGTTTTAAGGAGTGTAGTATGGCTATTGGTAATATGTTACGAGAGCGTGGAGAACAGTATGTTGCTAATCAGGATGACACTGGAACTTGGCGTATTTTAGATACATGGCATGACGCACTGAAGGTCTTAGAACCTGATGAAGATGTGCCTGATTCTAGCCCCGCAGTAACAGTTATGAGCGAAGGAGCTTTCCTATCTTTAATGAAGGAAGCCTCTAGGTTAGGAGTTTTAGAGAATGCTTCATCACTTTTAGGTAATGAAGAACTAAATACTCAAATTAGAGACTTACAAGAACATATAGTAGAATTACAATCTGAGAAAGAAGACCTCATGGTGAAAGCTAGACGGAGTGATACTTTTGAGTTAAAGCATGAAGCTATGGGGGCGGTATTAAAACTAGCTGCTATGCAGGAAATGGATGAAATACTCAAGGATTAATATATGAAATTAGAAGATTATTTACCCGAAGTTCCAGAAATGGTAAAAGGGTTAGGGGATATCTCCAATACTTTAGAATGGTTGAATCTCACTAAGGGATACAATGATGCATCGGCTTCCTCCGCAGATGGGCGAACCCCCACACTAGGAATTGAAACAGTAGTGAATGGTTGGATACGCAACCAGATGGCGTATCGGAAACAACTGATTCAAGATATTCAAACCATCGCCATGCAAGTAGAAGAAATTAGAGCACCCCTCCACCACATCACTAATGAAGTATTTAGGAGGGGTATAAAACTGGTTCCAGATGCGGAGAACCCTGATCACGATGAGGTTGACCGATTACAGAAGTATATTCAGGATTGTAACGTTTTTGATCAAAGTTTAGAACAAGTACTTAGACAAGCTCACTTTGATCTAAATTCTACAGACGACGCTTTTATTTATATGGTAAGAGATTATTATATAGATAAGAAAGATAAGTCGATAACATCTAAAGTTAGGGAAATACGAAGACTCAATCCAGCCCTTATAGAGTTTGATCTAGATAACAAAGGGCTTCCGAAAAGTTCCCACTGGGTCTGCCCGATAGACAGGGATGATGTCGCTGAGATGAAAGGTAAGTGTGCTAAAGGACATGAGAGAGCACCTGTAATGTACCGATACCGTCATCGAGAGACTAATATCTATCTCTTTAATGATGAGATAATTCATGTATCTAAGTTCTCCCCATCGGAGACCTATGGATGGTCGCCTATACTAACCATATTTGAAAAAGCTCTCACTCTAATAGGAATGGATAAAAACCTGTATAGGTATTTCTTTGAGAGGAAGATGCCATCGTCTATGTTGATGGTACATACAGATGACCCGGAGAGCTTGCGTAGAGAACGGGCTAACCTAATAGCTAATGTAAAAGCAGACCCTAACTTCATACCCATGGTAGCGGTTTCAAGCCGTAATCAGCGGGGTAGAGTAGATATGGTACGTTTGTTCCATACTCTACAGGAGATGGATTATTTGCCTGTTCGACAGGAGATTCGAGAGCGAGTATCGGCTATGTGGGGTGTGACTCCTGCATGGCAGGGTGCGCCAGAAGCTTTCGGTGGATTATCTACGCAGACCCAACAATTAGTAGTAATGAGTAGGGTCGTAGAAGGAGACCAAAGAATCTTCCATGAGAAGGTATTCCCTCATATTCTCAAAGCATTCAATATTACACAGTGGAAATTAGAACTTCCAAACCCAGAAGAAAAAGCTGAAGCCACTAAAATTAGTTTTGCTTTACAACGGACACAATTAGCTGCACAACTAGCTCAGTTAGGGTATGATGTAAATCTGAAAGACCCACATGTTGATGTAGAAGACGCTCGTTTCGTAGTCTCTGGTGAGCCTAAGATAGCAGAAGCTCAAGCTAAACAGATGGAGCAGATGGTTGAAATGCAGGATCAGCAGATGGAGCAGATGGAGCAACAGTCGGAGATGGCACAACAACAGGCGACTATGGGTGGGGGAGCAGAGGGCGGAGGAGAACAGCAGATGTCCCCGGATTTGGCACAACTACTCCAGCAACAATCAGAAGATCAACCCCTTTTTAAAAGTAAGAAGCCTCCTTGGAGACGAAAACACGGGGGGAGATGGCAAGGGATTACTCCCAGTAACTTTGATGTCTCCGTTCAGGACGAAACAGATAAATTGGGAGAGAGAACCCAGAAGTTCTTTGATACCTTCGCTACTAAATCTTGGATGCAGGACTTAGCAGACAAAGGATACCCGGCTCCTCTAATTAAAGAGATGTCTGATGACGGAACAAAACTATGGTTCTCTCAGAATGAGTCTCAGTATGTAGCTTTCTTGGATGATGGTCGGTTGTCTAGGGTAGAAAAAGCCACATTCGCAAGACCCCCTGAAATTACTTCAACTAAGGTAGAAACGTCTAATCCAGTAATTGAGGATATTTTAAACGATGAGTAGCACACAAGATTTACAAAATTTTATTCAGCTTAGGTCAATCCGTTCTCCGGGTGAAAGTCCACAAGACCGACAGGCGGCAGCAAAAAAGAGAGAGCAAGACAAGGGTGAAGATGTAGACGCTATGATAGCAAGAAATATCCAAGATGTGAAAGATATAAAAGCAGCGTCTCAGATAGCGGCTGCTAGAGAAGGTATGGCAAATGCAATGGGAGATAAGTTGAGGGAGGACAAAGTACTTCCTAAACCCACTGGAGAAGTTGCTATGATGAAAGAAGGTGGCGGGGGTGGTGCTGGTGGAGCAGGAGGCGCAGGAGGGTTAGCCGGTGGTGGAACAGTAGCCGTAGCCTCAGACCCCGGAGTGTTCACTAATACCTATGGTGGTGACTCTAAACGACGCTTAGGGATGAAAAAGAAGCCTAGGAAGAAAGATAAGAAAGATAAGTCTATAACTAGCGGAGTTACAAAAGCAGATCGGTTTCTGAGAGGTGAAGAAGTCAATCAATCTAGAAAGTCCGTCCAAGATTTTGCTAAATGGGTAATAGAAGAAGCACGAATGAGTATGCTTCAGCTAGACGCAAGACCAGAGAATGTAAATACTAATGAGATAGATGAACCTCCCGTAGTCGCTAATAAGAAAAGTGGCACCCCTAGGAATCACTCCGGTCGGCGTGGGAAGCAGGGGCTATCACCCGGACAGCAGGGGTACACAAGACCCCAATACAGCCATCATTTCATTAAAATGAAAGCGATTTCTAAAGCACTAAACTCTGACCCGTCAGTACTTTCATTATTGAAAGCTCTTGACACAGATGTTCCAATAGGAGTAAACTGATAGAAGATTAGACAAGTTTAGTTAGGGAGGAATTTATGATTCCAGAGATTGCAAAGTCAGAACTTATTCGTAAGCGGCAAGCAGGGCAGACATGGACAGGTATGGCTAGGTGGTTAGCCGATGAATATGGTATAGAACTTCATAGGTCTACCATACAACGGTGGTATGATAGAGAGGTTTTATCAGCAGCCAATACCACAGATTTTGAGTTGCTTTTAGATGAAGCTGCTGCAAATATGGCAGATGAAATTTCTCCTGAGGAAGAGGAAGATTTAATCAGGGATCGAATTCGATTAGATAAACGCGTTGTAACTTTTAAATCTGAAGCGACTTACTATAAGAAGTTGTACGAACGAGCAATCAAAGACTCCACTAAATCTGAAGTATTAGTAGACACAATCAAAAGATATGTAACTCCCCTTGAAGCTGCTAAACAATATCCGACTAGGAAACCGGGGTCTGGTAAAAGAGGAAGGGCAGCGCAAGTTATGGTT